CTCAAAAAGAATTTTGGATTTTCAGCAATCTGCATTGGCTACCTGACAATGGTGGTTGTTGTTATGAATGGACAGTACCTAAAGACACATCTTATATTAAATTTGAAATTTTAGGTGGTGGTGGTCCCGGTTGTCCTGGAGGACCTGGTGATTGGGGTCCTGGTGGATCAGGTGGTAACTATGCTATGAAACAAATATTTGCTTCTGGAGAATGTATTCAGGGTGGAAGTAATTATGAAACAAGAACAGGTGCTACTAGTAGTGGTTTTACTTGTGGTAATTGTTGTAATACTAATGGGTCATGTAGACCTTGTGTTAACGAAACTGGAACTTGTGTATTATCTCCAAACATAGATACTGGAACTGCAACTTATACTTTATGTGCTGCAGGTACTTCACCATGTTCGTGTTGTCTACAATGTCAGAGCTTTCCTTGTAACAGGCATGGCTGTCCATCATATGTAAATGGACCGGGATTAGGAACAACAACAGGTGAGTATCAAACAGATAATGTAAATTTTTGTGTATTAGGTGGAACACAAGGAACTCACTTTTGTGATACTTCCTGTAGTTGTTATAATTGTTTCCAACCCGGACAATGTTGCGAATCGAGGTATAACGCAGGATGGAATCGTTCTATGTGTAATTGTGGTTTTGGTTATGACTTATTCTTTTCGGGAACCACAGGTTGGGTAAGTACTGAATATAGTTGTAATAGTGGTCATGGTTCATCACCGGGAGTACCAACAGGACCGATTACTACATACTCAGGACAATCAGGTGATAAATGTACTTGTTCTATAACTTGTTGCTCTGGTCATTCACATTTTCCAGGTGGTGGTGGTTATGCTATGATGGATGATGATGTTGCCTATTATGGTGGTTTTGGAGCAGCAGGACTAGTAAAAGTAACTTACTCATAATGGAGATATAATGGCTTTTCCAGAAATAGTAAAAGAAGTTACATATAAGATTCCAAATGAAAGATTTGGAATGGATGATTCTGAAGGTAAGACATCTAAAATGACTTATACGGGTCCTACTGAATTAGTATTATATATGGACAAAGAAACTCATAAAGTTGTTGATAGTTACCATCCCGATGAGGAACCAGATCGACCACTTGCATTAGACTTATATAGAATGATACTTAATTCTGATACAACTGAAAATATATTACGAATGATGTTGTTGTGGGGTGGTATTCCAATAACAAAACTTTATGAAGTTGCTGTCGGTCCTGATACTGAACCAAATAGTCGAGTTGTTGATCCAACAGATGTTCGTGAGGTTTATCGTATCCCTGTAGATGATTGGGATGGTGAAAAATGGTTACCTTTACAATATATTAACCATTTTAAAAATTATACTGATAATCGAGCTGATGAGGGATTTGATTCGTGGACATGGGATTTAGTAAGACAGAAACGTAATAAGTCTTTAGAGATGTCAGACAATTCTATAAATACCGATATGCCAACCGATTTAAATCAAAAATGGTTAGACTATCGTAAAAAATTAAGAGATTTACCAGCAGATTGGGCAGATGTACCTGTAGATTTAATTAGAGAACCAAAAGCACCAAATGATGATAAACCTGATGCTTTATTTGAAGATGTAGATCAACCATATATAAAAATTGCAGATAGAACTGATGAGGATAAGCTAATGTTAAAACAATTTGTTAAAGGAGTAAAATAAATGGCTTGGATTACTAAAACCATAACATATAAAGTTCCTAATCAACGCCATAGCATGGATGACTCAGAAGGTAAAACATCAACAGATGTATACCATGGGCCTAGTAAATTAATTTTATGGTTGTCTAAAACAGATAAGACAGAAGGTGAAGATTACGGTAAAAATGATATTATGCATGTTTGGGATGCTGACGATATGACAGAACGCCCTATGCCACTTGATTGTTATCAAGTTGAAATGGATGTTACTGAAAGTGATGAAATGGCAATACGTGCTGGAATGATAGCAGACAAGGGTGGACATGAGAACCATGAGGGGAAGGGCACCGACGAAGGGGATGGTTTGGCAGAGGGTCCTATAGATGGACTTTGTTTTAAGAAACCTAAACTTTATGAAGTTGAATGTGGACCTGCCGATCAAGAAAATAAAATTATACCTGATCCTTCACATATTATGGAAGTTTATGCTAAACAGGATATAGCAATTGATGCATATGATCCTGCTACTGGTAAATGGAAACCTTTAAAATATAGAACTGGGACAACTGAAGATCGCACTGATGATAGTGTTAGAGCAATTAGAAATGGACATTTAAGTGGTTCAGATAATATGTTTAATGAGGATATGCCAGCGGCTATGAAACAAGAGTGGTTAGATTGGCGGAAGAAATTAAGAGATTTACCTGAAGATTGGAAAGACGTACCAAATGAATTTATTGTTTTTCCAAGAGAACCCGGAACTATAGAAGGTCGATATTGTACAAAAACAGATAAAGATGATGTTGTTTGGATTAAAGATAGATCAGATGCTGATGCAGATGCACTTAAACAAATAGAAAATATTTCAAACGTAGGATAAATTTATGGTAGACTTAACTTCATTATTAGCGTGGCAAGCACCACCAGCACCACCTCTACCACCTTCATCTGAAAAAACATTTCATATTTTCAATGATTGTTGGTGGACAGTTACGAATGGTGGTTGTTGTTTAGAATGGACAGTACCTACTGGTACAAGAAATATTAAATTTGAATTAGTAGGTGGTGGAGGTCCCGGTGGCTCATCAGGTGGAGACCATGATGGAGGGATAGGAGGTCAAGGTGGGGCTTATGCAGTTAAAACTCTCAGCACTACAGCTGGCGGTGGAGGATGGGTACAACCTCCAGATGTTATTGTTTCAGCTGGCCAAAGTGGTGGTTCAAGTTTTGCGGCTACAGTAGCTGTTGAAAATGGAAAATTAACAGATTTTACTATTACAAATGGTGGAACTGGTTATACAGAAACACCATGTGTTTGTTTTCGTGGTAGTACGAATCATGGTGTTACAAATGGAAATACTAATTCGTTTCAACATGGCCAAAGTGGAAGAGTAGACACAACTATATCAGGTGGTGTAATAACATCCATGACAATGGCACCAGATTTTTGTTCAACGGCAGGAAGCGAATCTGTTTATCTATTATGTGCAGCAGGATCTTCACAATGTTCATGTTGTTGTGCTTGTAATTTTCCCTGTAGACATGGTTGTACTTCATATATAACAGGAGATGGATTAAATAATTTTTGTGCTCAAGGAGGAATGGGCGGAACTACAAATTGGGATGTATATTCTAATTGTTATAATTGTATTATTAATAGTGCACAATGTTCTACTGGTAATTACAATGCTGGTTGGGTTGGTTATCAATGTTCTTCAGATCAATACTGGGGAGCAGATTACGGCTTCAGTGGTTCACCGGGTGGGTGGTATAAAGATTATGATTGTTGTCAAAGCACATGGTCATATGCTGGTTCACCACGAGGACCATTCTCTAGTGGAGGTGTAGATGGTATGACGAATGCTTCTTGTCATGGAGGAATCTCCTGTTGTATGTCACATAGTTCATTTCCAGGTGGAGGTGGTGGTGGCCAAACAAGAAATACTAGTACGGGTTGTGTAGCTGTTTGGGGCAATTCTGGATTAATTAAAGTATCATATCAATGAGTCAATATATTAAAGGAGAAAAATCATGGCGGTAGTCAGTTTTAAAACACTCATGGGTGTTGCGGCCGCGGCCACACCAGTGTCAAAAGAATTTACTATTTTTAATAGAGAACATTGGACGGTTACAAATGGTGGTTGTTGTTTACAATGGACAGTACCATCTGGTGTTCAAATGGTTAAGTTTGAAATTCTAAGTGGTGGTGGACCGGGTGGTTCATCTGGTGGTGACCATGATGTTCCTATGGGTGGTCAAGGTGGTAATTATGCAATGATACAACTTTTTGCTGAAGATAGTGAATTTACAGCAGGTTCTTCACAATATACTTTGTGTGCAGCAGGAACTTCAAATTGTTCATGTTGTTGTCATTGTTGTTCAGCTTGTAGAGATGGTTGTACATCATATGTTACGGGAGATGGTTTAACAAACTTTTGTGCAGTAGGTGGTCGTGGTGGATCAAACAGTTGGGATATGATGTCTAGTTGTTATAATTGTGGAATGGCTACTCAATGTAATAAAGGTACTTATAATGCTACATGGATAACAAACGCAACTAATCCCGGTTTTTGTGGTATACCAGAAACACCAACACCTAAAAGTATGGGATATACGGGAACTACAGGACACTCATATCATGGTTACGATTGTTGTTC